TTTATCATAGAAGAACCTTTTAAACATTATTTTACAGAAAAAGTTTCATACTCTCTACTGAAAATCTTGGGTATTTCTCGACCAACTTTGAACAAACTTTTTGCAGAATATGAGCAAACCCTTAAAACTACAACATAAAACAGCATTTTAGATTTTCAAAACACAAAACCCCACAGAATCAAGGGAAAAACAGCACAAAAAATAAATATTTTTATATTTTTATCACTTAAACCAAAACCAATCACTAAACAACCACCACCTACAAACAAGACGGCGAAAATATGCAAATAATTATTTTTATAAATTCACCCATTCACTTTTATAAAACCTGTAGTCTACTTTTATAAACATAGTCTTTTCTTTTATAACAACTGCCCAAAATACCACCAAGACACTATCTTATTCTACTGTTAAAATATTTTGACAGTCAGAGTTAAAAAATAACAACACACCACCAAAAACCATCTCTCTTTTTCTAAAAACCAAAAATCAATCATTTTTCAACCAAAACCACCCTAAAAACATAGGGTTCTAAAATCTTGGTCAAAATATGACACTTAAAAAAATATCCCTGCCAATAAATTGGCAGGGATATTTTGCAACTTTTTAGGGATTTCATTCTTTCTCTATTATCTGAACCCAGTCTTTACTGTATCCGATACCTTGAAGAATGACGTCTCTATCTACCTTTTCGGGTTTCTTCACCCTAACATGAACCCGTTCCTCTGGGATTTCTTCGATAATGGTGAACTGTGCGCCGTGTGGCTGCCATGTAAACTTATGAAAATGGGTGTCCTTTGTGTATCCCTCAAGGTTTCCGTTCTTGTTCCATTTGAAATAAAACAATTCAGGGTCATATCTGAGTGTATCAGTTTCAAAAATCAAATAGTCAGAATAGTCATGACCCTTTACCAAAACCACCGTTCTGACAAACTTAAATACAGAACGAACGCCTGAAACGCGCTCATTCCAAATCCCTAATACCAAAGCACCAATATGGTCAGGGTTTGCTGCAGGAGTAATTTCACCTTCACCATAAGAGTAAATAGGCGAGTTTCTACCACAAATCAATCTGACCTGTTTCTGTTTAGACAGGTTTCTATTACCTAAAACAGTCTTTGCACCCCAGCAACAATTATCTAACACCACATCGTCAAGACCTACATTTGACGGTTTCCAATCAGCACCTACACAATAAGCAAAAACCTGTTCCCACTCATTGCCCTCGATGCTCATGGTTTCTTTGGTTGCCATCATATATGCAATTTCTTCACCAAATCTTTCAATGAAAGCATTTGGAAACTCATTCATTTTATAAGGCGGTTGTGCCTTGTTTACCGTTCTCAATTTTGGCTCCATAATGAAATCCCCCTTGTGCTTCCCAGTATAGCACAAGGGGGATGTTGGACACAATGAATTATTTTATTTTTTCAATTCATACGCTTTTAATGCAGAAATCATCTGTTTTGCTACTGCTTTAATAACAGGAACAGCCACGGAATTGCCTGCCTGCTGTCTCAGTTGCGTATAAGAAACCACCACTTTGAAATCATCAGGAAAACCCTGAAGTCTTAACAATTCCCTTTCGGTAGGTCGTCTTTCGTCATTTACCAAAATATAATTTGCAGAAGCACCTGCTCTTAAAGCAGAAGAATAAGGGTGAGGTGTGATGCTGCCTGCTATATTCTCGTGAGAAATGTAGGGTTTAGGATAATCCTTGTCTCTTAACCTTTCCAAACGGCTATTTCTGATTTCTTTTCTCACATAATAACGCTCGTCAACATTATCTTCAAGAATATCCGAAAGCGTCAGTCTTTCTTCTACTGGAATAGGTTCAGGAAATGCAAAATCAACATCATCCAAGAACCCAACAATAATAATTCTTTCTCTTTTCTGAGGTACACCAAAATCAAGAGCGTTTAGAACTTTCCAATGAACCTTATATCCTAAGGCTTCAAGATGCTCAACTACCACCTTCAAGGTTCTACCTTTATCGTGTGCAACAAAGTTCCGCACATTTTCAAGCATAAAAGCAGGAGGACGCTTTTCTTTAAGTATGCGTTCAATCTCAAAAAACAGAGTGCCTTGCGTTTCGTGATTAAACCCCTCTTTGTCGCCAATTATTGAGAACGGCTGACAAGGGAATCCGCCCAGGAGAATATCAAATTCAGGAATATCCTTTGCATCTATCTTTGTAATATCACCTGCCGGTTGCTCACCAAAGTTTGCTTTGTAGGTTTGACAAGCAGCAGCATTCCATTCAGAACTGAAAACGCACTCACCACCAACGCTTTCAAAACCCAAACGAATACCACCAATACCAGCAAATAAATCTATAAACTTGAACTTTTCCCAATTCATAACACCATTCTCCTGTTCTTACGCTACTATCCTATATTACATCAAACCACCAAAAAACTCAACTAAAATAAATGTGTGGGGGCTTGTCTACGACAAGCCCCCACAATGAAGAAGAAAATTGATTGTTATTGTTCAAAAGTATAGTAATATTCAAGTTTGAGGTCTTTGCCTTGTGGTATCTCTTGGTCTTTGTCATAAGTATGAAAACTGAACAAATTACCATACATACCACTTCTGCACACCTTAGCACCTTCTTGTCTGAAATCCTTATAACTACCTGCACCATCTGGAAAACGATAAGTGCTACGATAAGTAAAAGGATTTGGTATGAAGTTATTGAAGAAGTAATAAACACCCGCTATTTCTGCACAGCATCCAGTATTTACATTTGGAACAATATCAACGATTGAACCACTTACATTCATTATATCTGTGCAAATGATAGCCTTTTGTGTGTCATTAAATGAGTCCATACCTGAAGTTGTAAAACTACGACCAAAAGACACCAAAAACTTATCTGAGATATTGGTCACTCTCATATAGTAGTTACTAACATTCTCCAAGAACTCAGCAGGAAAACCCATATCGGATACGCTGATATTTTTAGAAGTATCAAGGGCAAAGGTTTCTGGATTATATGCACGGAATACTGTGGCATTATATCTAATATACAACATACCATTATACATAAAACAACCAAAACCCTGACCTATACTGGTTTCCTCTTTGGTTTTCAGATTTAATCTGTAAATATTACCTTGTGACTTCTCTACCACCAAGTAATCACCACAAACGATTTGAGGAAAACGAGAAGGATACAAAGGGAAATCATAGCGTGGGTCAGTAGCCTCTAAAAGAGTTATAACACCCGTTGTCAAATTAAAAACCTTTCTTGCTGTCTGTGTACTATCTGAACCACCCAATAAAATCTCATTGTCTGCTGTCAATACCAAACTACCATCTGCTGTCTTTACTCCTGGTCTTAAAATATAACCACTTGGAGCAGCCTCACCTATGGCCTGATTATTACTCTCCAAACCCATAAACATACAGATACCTGCAAAACGATTTGAATTCATTACATTCATACCAACGGCGATTGTGTTGTATGTACCACTTATTGTATCAGCATCCCACTTGAACATTAAGCCGTGGCGTCTGTAATTTACCAAAAAGTCAGTCTCCAAAGGCTGAGTATAACCCTTTTTACCACTTACAACTGGATAAGCATTAGCATAACCAACCACTTTACTCTCGTCTATCTCAAAACTACCATCATAAATAGGTAAAAGGTGCGAAGTCTTTTTTAAGGCTGCACGCTCTGCCTGTGATAAGTTAAGAAGGTACACGGTAAAAAGAGAGTAAGGGCTTACTGTAAAACTGGCATTTGAGGTGTTTAAGCTTGGTGTATTGTGTGCGATATACATACGACCCAACTCAATAGGCTGACTACCTACAAATAAATGGTCTACTGTACCTGCTGCAACCAAATCCTCAAATAATCCTGTAACTGTATTTTCTACGTCAGATAATATACCACTATCTGTCGATACTCTAATTTTTCCTTTTAATTTTAATGAGTTCATTCATTTAAACCCCCTTCAAATGTAATTCTAAACCCGTCAGATATACCAAGGTCATCATAAGTTCCTGTTTCTTCTTCACCACTACTACCACCACCTGATAAATCTACTCTATAACCACCAACCAATATCATATTTTCACCAACTGCCAACCTATCATCTTCTGGTTCGGGTGGTGTTGGTGGTGGTGTATCACCTGAGGTTATACGATAAGCACCTTTAATTCTAAACCCGTCAAAGAATGTTATCTTAGGCTGAATAATTGGCAACTCACCAACTTGGTCTCTTGGTATTTCTGTTTCAAAACCCCATAAAGCACCTGCTTTTATAAACCAATAGAATTGGTCATTGGGGTCATTTGGTTTTAAGAAGATTTCTATGGTAATTGGTCCTGGTTTTAATGTTGGTAATTTTAGTGGTATTTTGCCCTTGTATCTGTGTGTTCCTTCTTCTACTGGTATGTATATGGTATCTGTTGTACCATCACCATAAGTAATCTGAAAACCCAAATTAGCACCATCATTTTCACCACCATCAGGTATCCACTCCAAACCAAACTCAAAATCATAAGTAAAATTGGTGTCTGGTCCAAGCATAGTGTCGGGGTTGCCTATGGTTGGTAGATATATGTAGTCAGAAGGTGGCTTATCGGATTGTTCTGTTGGTACTTTAATTTGTCCGTCTTCAAGGGTTAAAGGCATAATATAATACAATTCTTCATTTATCTTTGTCAGTATATCCGAACCTGTTCCTTTACCACTTGGGCCGCTTACTGTTATTGTATTCGTACTCAAAGCACTATCTAACACAGTAAAAACCAAATTACCAACCACCATATCCTCATAACCAATATCATCCCTTAGCCCTTGTATGAGCACGATACCGCGCGCGGTATCGTGCTCAACATTAAAGGTAGAAGTCCAAAGAGAAGAAGGACTGATTGAGTTTAATGTTAAGTGGTCGGGGTTGTATTTGATTTTGGTTTGAAAACCACAAAAGCCACGATTATCTACTGAGTTATTTGCTATAAACAAGGGCAGACTAACTGTTTCACCTTTTTGAGCCTCTTTTTTACCAACACCAAGGGTTAAATAGTCGCCCTTGCTGTTATGTGCGTCTTTGTCTTGATATTGGATTATGCGGACGGGGTTAAAGTTCTGAACTATCTTACCTCGACCCATCATAACACCTATGAAAAAACTAACCTTTTGCTTATCTGTGAGTGTAGTCTTTATGCCTTGCTTTCCTAAGTTCACGATTTTATTAGGCGTCTCTACTATCCTTTTTCTACTATTAGCACCTGCTGTATAACCAACCCAAAACCAACGCATATCTAAATCTTTTATAATAGCCAACGACTACACCTCCCTTACAATCAAGATAAGAGGACACAAATAGTCAGATATATCAAACATTAACAACAACTTTAACAACTTCAACAACAATATTTTAAATTCCCTTCTATTAATTAAGAGAAAATCTTTCAATATTTATGTCCAAATTTTTTCTATATGTGTCCACTTTTTATTTTTATTTTTATAAAACACCGAAATAACAACACAAAAAATTTTTAGACAATTTTTTATATTGTTCCTTCTTCATAAGATATGGTAGTAAGGAAGGCAGCGTCTTGTAATAAACCCGTCAGAGTACCATTATCGTCATATACATACTCATAACTATGACCTTCTTCACCTGTAAACTTCAATTTAACGCCGTTATCCTTAAAGGTTATATTCTCTAAATGCTGGTCTGCCCAACCTGTGATATGAACACCATCCTCGTCCATAACAATACCAACAACTTCGCCGTCTGACTGCTGATAGATATGATAGAAACCATTGGTGTTCTTATAACTAAATCCTTGACCATTACCGACACCCAAATTATCAGTACCAGCACCATAAATAATTGACGGTGTTAAATTACCATTCTCGTCTTCTGCAAACTTGAACGCCAACTTTTCACTACTACTCTCAGGCTTCAAAACCAAATACTTGAATTTTTCCACTTCTGAGTCTGGCATCTCAGGATAACGCTCTTTTGGACTAAATGTAGTCAGATATTTGTAAGCATTTTCTCCCTCTATTGAAGTGTACCAATACGAATACTCATAAGATTGCCCCGCAATTTCTACTGTTCTTTTGAATTGCTCTGTTTCTGAACCTAACACATCTGAATGAAATGACTGCTCATTTCCTACGATACGAATATAATCCACCACGTCACCAGGCTTTGCTAATCTGGCGTCTCTGCTTTTTATATTGGTTTCTAAATCCTGAGCATACACACCATCAGCAATAAGAGTAGTTACGTGTATAAGGTCAGCCGCTATGGTTTCTTCTTTCAGAACCTTGGCTATGGTGGTTATTTTAATATCGTCACTCTCATAGAGGTGCAGGCTGTTTATGGTTAAGGTATCTGTGGTGTGGTGGTTGGTTATGGTAATGGTAATGGTTTGAATATCATTACCTTGTAAATTGAGAATGGTAGAATTGGTAAACTTGCCGTTTACTTCTTCAATATCACGGTTAAATAAAACCATAAAGTTTTCATTCTTCAATACTTCACTCTTATAAGATATTTTGCAATTTATTGAGGACTTTACCTTGTACTGATATTCAGATGCCCCATTTTTCACAACTTCCTGTGTAAAGTAGAAGGACTTGGCTGCAGTTTCTATGGCAGAAGGTAAGGTGATTGTGGTGCTTTCAGTTGGTTGGAGAGTTATAGGCTCTAAATGCTCCCACAATGCTTTATCTTTGTATTTTGTGCTTTCACTCATTATCTACCACCTCCTGATAAAGTCTTTTTACACCCAATGTAAAATAGGAATAACCTTGACCGTCATACTCAACATCAATGGAGTGAATATATCCGATATAGTCTATTTCAGCCTCACTATCTGAAATAGTTACGATATAACCCAAATCAACAGGGAAATCCTTAATCTCTACTTCTGCCTTTATGTAGGGAATAGGCTCGCTTGCTCTTATGTATAACTTCTCAGCCAACCCCTCAGCATAAGCCTTACTTTGTACCAATAAACTCTTAACTTCTAAACTATGCTCTGTTTGTTCTGTTTCAACACTCTTAACCACATAAGCATCCGCTGTATCTACTGTTCTACCAAATACCTCAATATCTACAATGTCATCTTCCGTAGTCGGATTGGTTAGAGTAAATGAGATAGAAGAAGCAGTAGCAGAAAGAGAAGAAAGGATAGTGTCTGAGGCTGATATGATTTTAAGGCTGTCCAACTCGTATAAGTTGGTAACACCCAAATCAAAATTATTAAACACATTATCACCTGACTGCACCGCCTGCTCACCTATAACCAATAAACTCTTAACCTCGGACACCTTAGCAGCCACATAACCCACCTTTAAGGAGTTATAAGAAGAAAAGAGAGAATAGCCGTACTCGGTTGTTGTAAGGTAGTTATTGGGGTCTTCTCTTGTGTAAGTCTTTACACTAACACCTGTGACGGATTTACACTTTACAATCACCCTACCAACTCTATTCACATAAATATAACTATCTGTCGCCTTACATATCTCATTCAACTGCTCTGCAAGAGATTTGCCAGCCAATAATGAAAAATCTAAAATTATTTGTCTTAAATCTTCATCTATTTCTAAATCTTCACCCACTACACCATAAGCAGCAAATAAACGCGTAATATACTCAAAAAATGTCTGTGTCTTTTCAACCTGCAGACTGTCATTCATTGTCATATCACTATTAAGGAGTGCGTGCAGTCTATCAACTGCACGCACATTACACGATTGGGTGTCTGTGCTTGTAGGGGCAACAAAATCAACAATATTACCAGTAAAAAGAGTATAAGTACCATTTTCTGATACAGAGTAAACTTTTAACTCCTGACCATTCTTTAACTGTGCAAATGGTGAACTATTCACCAAAATATTAAACTCATTAAACAAGTTGGAAAAAGTTAGATTAACTTCACCAGCAATTACATTAGCACTCAATGCACTAATGTCATCGTCCATACTACGGCGCATATCAAAGCCTTCGATTAAGCCGTCTTCTTCCATAAAGGTGTATGTAAGAGCATCATCCACCTTTATCTCTACTTTGATTTGGCTCATACATACACCCCCTTAATTCTCAATCAATTCCAAACTAAAATTACACCAACAACCCATAGCATCACTCTCTAAGGTTCTGGACTTCTTATAAACTGCATAACCAACGAACTCAACCAATTCGTCATACTTATCACGGAACTTAACAGCAACGTGTAAACTATCCTTGTCGATTTCGTCCGTTATTCTCTTGTATTCCTCGTCGCTGATATAGTTTGCACTTACTACCACTTTCCACTTCTTAGCCAATGGTCTTAAACGCATTAAACCAGTCAAAGGATTACGACCACCTTTGGTCATCTCCTGACGATTAGGGTCATAATTGTCGTATTCAAGCAACTCAACACCATTAACTGAAATAAAAGGCTTATCCATACGCAATCACTCCCTTTCTTGCACCTAATTGCTTATTCATACCATTTATGTCTTGTGTCAACTTCTCCAAACCACGCTTATCTAAGTATGCTGTACTAATATTGTAGGTATCTCCACCCATACCAGCGTCCAACATACCTGCCACGATTTCACGGGCTAATATTCTTGTGTACTCACTATTCTCCAAAGGAACAATAGCCTCAGCACCAGCCTCACCAGCCACAAAATTACCAAAGTTAGTCTCTCTGTAAACGATACCACCATCGGCTAAGTAGGTCTGAGATTGGAACTTTGGAAGTAAAGGAATATTTACGCCAACTTCTGTGCCTGGTATTTTAATTTTATTTACACCTTTGATTAAGCCATTGATACCACCAATGACAACATTTACGATTGAGTCCATTATGCCGACAACGGCTCTTACCAAACCATAGAAGATATTCTTAAAACCATCACAGATTTTCTGCCAATCACCTTGGAATAAACCCGCTATGACTTCAAAGACACCCTTCAAGAACTGAACCAAATCAGTAATTCTATCAATAACCTCACCAACCAAAGTCTCAACTGCACCCCATACACCACTAATACCAACCATAAGAGGTGGTAAGAAGGAGTTTATGAAGAAGTCAAGGGCTGGTTTAATTGCGACATTGATTATAGACATAACGGCCTCTATAAATGCGCCTGCCATACCTACAACCTCGTCCACAAAAGGACTTAAATGATTGGTCCACAGGCTATCAAATGAGTCAGCAATTATCAAAAGCAAAGGGGATATGTAAGTATTCCAAGCGTCTACTACTGTACCAAATGCCTTACTAAATCCCTCTTGAAACTGAGTAAAGGCAGGTCTTATGTACTTTTCAAAGTTCTTATGTACGGATTGGAACAGATTAAGCACTATGTTGCTCATTGTACCTGTAAGGCTTTCAAGTAAAGCCGAAGTATCAGTAAAGAACTTCTCAATACTTGTGTAATTATCTGAGATAGTAAGGCTTATAAATCTATTTATCTCTGCAAAAACATCACTAATTACCAAATAAGAACCCGTTACAAACCCCTCAACCATTGTCATAGCATTGGCTATGGTTTGCTGTGTGGTTTCTAAGGAGAAGAAGTTGGTAAGAAGGTGTTCTAAATCGACTAATAAAAAACTAAGGCTGTCAAAGCCGTCTGCAAAATTGAATAATATGGTACTCCATTGTTCTGATATTCTGCCTTTTCCTTGCTCCAACCATAAAGATATACCACCAATTAAACTTTTACCTATGGACTTACCAACCTCTAAGAAAGAAGTAGCGGTAGTCTTGAGAGCATTGACATAGGATTTTGCAAATTGTTCTACGGCGGGTTTAATACTATCGGATATTTCAAAAACACTACTAAACTTATCCCTTAACTTATCTAAAACCCCACCAATACCATCCAAAATGGTCTTACTTTCTTTTAACTCTGAGTTGTCTGTAAACTCATAATGGTCTAAACCAAAACTACCACCACCTGCACCTGCTCCTGCACCTGAACCACTACCACCACTTGCACCATCTGCTAACTGTATGACATTATCAAAGGACGCAAGGCTTTCAGTTGCTTTGGCTGCTGCTTTACCTGCGGCTGTATAACCGTCTGCTAAATCTTCCAAATCTTCTGCACCACTTGACGCACTTGCACCAATAGCGTCAATCTGAGCCTGTGCCTTTTCTTCTGATACAGATACATCCTTACCAAATAAAAGAGCAACGAAAGACGCAAACTTATTGGCTACTGTCTGTAAAATGTCTAAGAAGGAGTTAAGGGCTTGAATGGCTGGTGTAAGGATTGTGATAAATCCTGAACCAAATGTACTGACTATGGTACTGATTTTGTCGGACAGCATTCTGGTTTGGTTAGCCCAACCTGCTTGTGTTCTTTGGAAGTCGCCCATATCATTGTGTAACTTACTCATTACGAAGTTATATCTTAAAATAACCTTTTCCTGTTCGGTCATTTTTTGGATTTTCGTAGTAATACCACGAGAGTAAGCAAACTCTTGTAATGCTGCTTGGGTCATTACAATGCCCCATTCTTTTAAGGCCTCAGTTTCACCTGTAAAGATTGCCTTTAATTTTGTATTGGCTATGTCGTGGCTGACATTTCTAAAAGAGGCAGTATCACCAACTAATTGGGTCATACTTTTGGCTAACATCAGCACTTCTTCATTTGTAAAACCAAAACTCTGAGCCATAGCCGCATAGGTACTTGAATACTTCTTAGCAGCAGTCTCACCCATACCAAAGTTACGCATTGCATTTTTTGCGAACTTGTCCATTTCACCTGTCATATCACCAAAGACAACATTAACTACATTCTGAACTTCTTCGAGTTCGGATGCTAAGTTGGTTGCCTCTTTGGTAAAGGCTACGATAGCCTTTACAGAAAAAGCAGCAGCCATAGCAGCGCCTATCTTACCAAAGGCTGCAGTAAATGTACTTTGTAAGCGTGGTGCTTGATTTTGAAGGTTATTGATTGAATTGTTTACACTTCTAAGGGAACTGTTATTTAGACTAAAATTAACATTTACACTTATTGAACCTACGTGTGTTGCCACTTTTTTCACCACCTTTATATAAAAATAGGGCGTTTCCATTCGGAAACGCCCTTAATCTATCCTGTTTTGCTCTACGAAAGCACGCCATTCTTTTAGGTATTCTTCCTTTGTTTGAACCTCTGGCACTCTTTCCTTGTAAGAAGTAGGGCGTTTTGGATAATGTTTTGGGTTATTAACCGCCAAACCTACCAATCGTCCTATCTCCCACGCAAAACCCATATCACTATTAAATTGTTCTATTTTTTCTTTGTATCTTAAATCTAAAACACGCTGTAAACGAATTGGGTTTAACTCTAAAATATTCGGAATATTATAAGCCAAACCCAACTCCTCTATTTCATCTATTTCGTCAAGTATGTCTTTTAGGCTACCACTTCTGTCGAAACTGTCAGATTGTTCAAAATCTCTGTCAGTTCCTTCACATAAAAATTTGCCTTTATAAGACCTCTAACCACTTCCTGTTGGATTTCAAAGTAGTCCTCACCATTCTCCATAGCCTGCTCAATAAACTCCTCAGCAGCACTATTAGATTTAAGACCTGCACCTTCACGAACAAAGATATTAAAAACATCATCATCAGAGAATACATACTGTACCACCTCAACCAATGAGTTAATCTTATGTACTTTCTTCACTTCCTGTGCAATCTTTTTTATCTGTCTATACTTATAAGTCAACTCCATAAGTGAACCCCTCCATTTCATTATTCAGCAGGCTCAGTAAAAGCCTTTAACTTTGTATTGGGCTTGATTGTAATAGAACCCTGAGCATTTGCACCAGGAGTAATATCACCGTCAATGTCAGTCATAGAGGTAATAATACCAGACCACTTAACATTCAAATCAGTCATAGCAGGGTCAATGATATAACCAAATGCAACCTCGGCACGAGCATCCATATAACCCTTCAAAGTCTTTAACTGACTGATATTATCTGTGTCTAAATCAACCTTTATTGTAACTTCACCCATATCAGAGTAACCTGTACCATACTTCTTAACGTGGTCTGTATTGAAGTATGTACGCTCTACTGTATCAATGGTCTCAACAGGCAGACCAAAAGCAGCAACACGAGCCAAAACATTCTCAGTTGTGAAAGCTGCACTTTCAACAGCACCTTCAGCAAAATAAATCTTTGCGTCATTCAATACCATCTAAATCACTCCATTTCTTTATAAATTACGGGAAATGTCATACTAAAAATGTAATTGTTTTTAGTATCTCGCATATTAACAAGATTAAACTCACCCACATAAAGCAATTTAATCTGTTCTTTTTCTATACCTACACCACTCTGAACCAATCTAAAAAATCTCTTCAATAAACCATTTATCTCGTTATATTTACCACTTGTAGGCTCTACTTTTACATAGAACTGAATGGTAGAAGAAATCACACCATCATAACCATTAAAACTACCAATAACACCTGTCGCACCCGTTTCTTCTATCAGCATACCGTAACCATTATGAGGTAAAGAAAGAAAGGATATAGGGATTTGGTCTTGTGGTAAAAATCCGTCTATAAGTTCTAAAATATTCAACTTAACCCCTCCTTCAATGCTTGGGCTAATACACCTGATAAAAAGTGTGCTGTGCCATTGGATAAAGATTGAGGTAGTTGGTCTATTTGTAAGGCATAATCTGCCGTATATCCGACTTCATAACCTTTTTTTACTTCTTGCTTATAACCTGAGGCTTTTAATTTACCTGTATTAACAGGGCAACGGTTTTGACTTTCTTGATATACAAGATTTGCAATTTTATCGGTTGTAGATTTACCAACTTGTTCTGCAATCTCTTGTAATTGTGCTTTGAACTTATCAGCCATTCAAAACCACCGCCTTATAGTAAGCAGTTCGACCACCTAAATCCTTAATCTCACTAACTGCAACCTCTTGACCATTGATTAAATCACCAGTCTGAACACCTGCACAATGCAAGATATAATAGACTTCATTAAAACTCTCCAATCCTGCCTCAGTTCTTTTTAACTTTAAGTCCTGACCAGCAGTACAGGGGAGAATGGTGGGTGGTGTGCTTATAATGGTTTCATTGTACTTGTTGGTGGTTTTCTTCTGCCATTTGCAAGTGCTATTCAAAACACCAATCATAAAGCCACCACCTTAGTTTTTATCTATCAACTTATCCAACTTACCATCTATACTTACCAACTTATCTTCCATTTTCTCAACCAGTAAGCGGTTGGTTTCACTAAGGGCATAGTTGGTTTCATTTGTTTTCTCAATGGTATCTGCTACTTTTTCAAGGGCTTCAGCACTCTTTATATTTGCCTCAGTCAGTTTATCTTCACGCTGTAATGCCTCGTCTCTATCACGACCTATCATTTTGAAGATGAAAATCAACATACAAATGCAAAGCACAATAGCGAGACCATAACTGGCAGCCCAATCTAATAATGTTGCCATATCCATAACATAACCCCCTTTATTTAATTTTTAGGGGTTATAAAACGCCTCTAAAAAGACAAAACCCCAAATATTTTACATAATTCGTACTAACTTCTTTTATATCACTCAATGACCCATAACTTTCTGAAACTCCACCTGTGGAGATTGACTTTACACCTTGTCTTATAAGGTCTGCTCTTGTGTCGCCTGTACTTAATACCTTCAAAAAGTCATACACCACACAGCATAATGCTTTCTTAATCCGCTCATCATCTTTTTCTACTACATAGCCTGTACCAAGCACACGGGGAAACTTATGCTGCTGAAATTCTTCCTTATAATGACCCTTATACTTTAAGTCGTCTATAAACACCTCTGAACGCCCCAGGATTGCTTCTAAGTCTTCGGGGGTGTAATCACCCCAGCCTATACCTAAAAGCTCGTTAGAAGTGAAGACAGAGGGCATGATAGCCTTTAATTCATCAACTGTCATATAATACATTCAATTTTGCCCCCTTTTCTCTAATGCGTGGGGGTTTTATTTCATAAAACCCCCACTATGTAATTAAGTTAAATTATTTCTTTGCAGTCTTAGTAGCGTAAACGAAAATGCCGTCCTTGTTAGTTACCTTGTGAGTGAATACCTTACGACCCTGAACAGCACAAGCACCAATGTACTTACCAGAACCACTTAAATCCTGAACGTGAACACCAACAGCCCACTCTTTTACACGAGTAGCACAGTTAGGATGACCAGCAACAATCTGAGGTGCGATTGTGTAAGTAGTACCATCTTCCTCTACCTCATAAGCACCCAAATTTACACTCTCATAAACATTCAGGCCACCAATCTGACCAACTGCACCAGTCTCAACAATCTTCTGACCTAAATCAGAAGCCTTAACAAAGTTAGAATCCTTCAGCATTAAAGAATAGACCTCAGGAGTAACAATAACGTATCTACCATTCAAAGGCAGAGAAGCCTTAGAAAGAGCAGTACGAGCATTTATAATCTCGTCATAAACATTGGACTTTGTTAAAGCATTACCAGTAGTAACAGAACCATTCTTTGCTAACTCTAACAGACCTTTAACATCCAAAGTATTAGCAAAACCATCAGCACCTGCTTCAATTCGGTCTGCTACAACGTCATCAGGAACAGCAGCAGCATCAAAACCATCAATTAACTCATTCATGGCTACGTCATGGTCTAAAGTTACTGTAATGTAAGCAGTATCAGTTTCCTCTAAATTCAAACCAGTAGCCTTGTTGTATGCACGAATATTAGCAGCACCACGAACAGGAATCTTTATAGTACCTGCAACAGGGTCCTTCTCGTATCTTGTATTAAAAATAACATTGTCTTTTGTAACCAACTGAGCCTTCTCACGAATGTCAGCCAGCTTACTGTATCTAACTTGTAATTCATGTGCCATAATATAAAACCCCTTTCACACTTAATATTTTTGATTTAATTTATATTTATCTAATCCAATTAGAGCTGGGTTCTCAAATCAGGATTATTCTTGAAAAATGCCTCTTCTACACCGTTTAAGGTAGAAGAAGGAGTAGCAGGATTAAAACCCTTTGTATCAGTAGTCTTAAACAGATAGGATTTTTCCTTCTTAATTTCCTCAACCTTTGTGTCAAAGTCTTTATCCTCAACACCATCTAACAAAGAAGTCAAATACTCATAATCTAAACAGTCTTTTACAGCCTTCACTTTGTTATCACGCTTTTCTTTGGCTTGTTCAGCCTTTGTATTCTCTAATATTTTCTTAACTGCTGCTAATTCGGCTTGCAGTTTCTTGTATTCTTCATTATTCACAGTTTCCTCAACTCCTTCTGCTGTATTTGACGTCGCAACCGCTGACTGCAAATTATCGTCCTCGGACTCATTTTTTTCTGTTGTTTGTGTTTCTGTTGTCTTTTCAGTCTTTTTATTTATTTTAGACTTTTCAGACTCAACTTCTTGATTTTCTGTGGTTTCTTCTGTGTTCTCAGTCAATTTTTCAACATTATTTAATTCTTTTTCTGCTTTCTTGACTTGTTCTTCACTCAAACCAAATAAGTCTCTAAAAAACTCCAAAAATTTATTCAATCACAACACCCCCATCTGTATTACCTACATTTTCTTCACCCGCACGATTTACCAAATTATCATCTGCGGTATCAGCACAACCATCACGCCATTCGATTGTTATAGAAGAAGGACTGACTTCATATCCTGCAAGGTGGAGTATTTGAGTAAATAAGGCTTTAATACTGGGTTCCATTTCGTCTATTGCTCTTGAAATCTTGTCTAAAGGTGCTTTTAAGAGATTGCGTATTGCTGCACCCGACAAATTGCTTGTAAACTCACCCGTCAAAAAGGTTTTACTCAACTCACTATGAACACCCAGCTCATTAAGTAAAAATTCCAAATAACTCTTAACGTCCATAAGTTCAAGGTCATATTTTATATATTTCAAAGTGTCCTTATCTTCTGCACTTACTTCAACAGCACTACCTTCAGTAGGAGCTTCTAATTTTCCTGTAATCTCATTTTCAGTAAAAACGCCTGTTGGTACTTGTAAAATCGGATTTAAATTTTTCACCATAATGGCGTTTACAAGTGTTATGGTTTGCTCATAAATCCCTACGGTATCTGCTATATTGTCATAATCACTTAAACCCCAGACTGCATCCGTTGGAGTGTTGTTATCCACACAAAAAACAGCAAAGTCAGTTAAACCCGTTTCTACTCTCTTTGTTGAAATACAATTACCTATCAAATGGTCGGAATAATTAAAAACCTTCTCTATGTAGTAGCCTTTGTAATGGTACAAAACCCTTAACTGCTCTATATCTTGAACGGTTGACGATTTTGTATAGTCCACCTTGAAAATAGGCTGAACCAACACATAACAGGTAATGGTTTCAATATCCTCAGCATCAACCACTTTATAAATAAATTTAGGGTTCACAGAGTTTACCTTTGGACCATCTACACCACAACTCAAATAAAATGCACCTGTTCCTAAACCACTAAAATTTCTATACACACTCAAAAATGCCTTATAAAAACCACAATTTTCTACAAGGTCATTCAGCACCGTAGTGATTTCACTGGTAGTAGAAGAAAGAAGGGGTTTTTCATTTAAGAGTAAGCCTTGAAGTTTTAAGGTGGATAACTTGAAATAGTTCTCTGTTATAATTGGAAATCTATCTACACCACCATTTAAGTTCTTAATTCTTATAAATTTCCCGTCATTGTACCTACCATTAAATCTTGCTGAATTTATTTTGTAGGTATCTAACCTGTTACGGCTCATATAGGGTGGAAAAGGCATCCCCTCACTAATTGCTTCTACACTTGTTATAACTTCACTCACGCTCTACACCTCCTTATTTCTTATTTCCTTCAATATGATTTGAAAGGGCATATCTCACAGCATCTATTGTGTGATTATTCTTTTCACTCAAAACGCTATCACCCTTTGAGTTTTCTACATACGAATACTCTGTAAACTCTCGATACACATTAGGAGTAGCCTCAGGGTCTATATAAATAGTCAAACCCTGTAAATACTTAATACCTGTATCTACTCTTGTCTTTTTGCATTGCATGGCTTTCTTAACGCCCTCTATCCTAAGCTGCTTAATACCACCACTATCTGCACTATCACAAAAAACCGTGAAATTATGGACATTCTCTTTCAAAATAGCTTGTGCTATCTCTGGATAATCCGTATCTTTCTTAAACCACTCATCAAGTATGTATAACTCTTTCTTTGTGGTATCTATTGACACAACCACATAAGAAGTTGGGTCACCATTCTTAGCCAAACCAAAGTCTAAACCCCTTAATAAACTCTTGAATTTACTCTTATCTACCTTGTATTCTTTAATTCTTCTGAATACCAAACCAACACCACCACATACTTCACCCAAATAGGCATTTCTATATAACTCAGGATATACGGCCTTATAATCCTCAATGGTTGCTTTTAACTCTGCATTTATCCACCAATCTGGTATATCTAAATATGTGGTATGAAGAATATATTTGGTTTTTGCTGGTTTGACTAAATCTACATTAGTCCACCAAGATTTCTCAGGTCTTGGGTTGGTTGAATATGACATTACAGGGTTGTATTTATAGCGCATAAGAGTAGCCTTTAAGTTACTTAGGTCAGTAAACTTCTTAACAACTTGAATTTCCTCTATCCAGTTGAAATGAGTACCATTCTTAGGCTCAAAACTTCTGATTTTCTGCTCGTCATCCAAACCAAAAAAGTAGCCTTCAAAACCGTTATCACACTTAATCAACAAAGGCGAGTTCTGCTTTTCACTAAACTCAAAACAGTCATCAATGCCCATTTTTCTAAGTTGTTTGATAATTGCATTGAAACAAGAACCCCTTAACTTTCCATAGGTTAATCTTGAGGCAGTAGCGTCACCCAAACCCAAATACAAGGTCAAACCATACAAAATAGCATTTACTGTACTCTTTACAGAATTACGACCACCCTTTAAGACATACTCTGTATAGGTGTAATCCTCACTAAATAAGACATTCCACACATACTCGTTATAAATCTTTGGTATCAATCTATTTAGGTAAATATTTTCATCATCATAAACTGGAACACCAGCCAAATCCTTAGCCTTATCAGGTTCACCATTTATATCAAAAACAACCTTTTTCCTCTTCTTTGACGTCGCACACGCTGACTGCTCTTCAACGGCTGCAGCCTTTTCAAACTCCAAATACAACTTACCTAACTTCTCAAAATCTGATACTGTCTCAACCTTTACAGCACCCTTATTCAGATTTTCCAAAAATAAATCTATTGCACCTTTTAACCCCAAAGTGAACTTACTACGCAAATCCACTTCATTTTGTATATTTTCTTCCTCAACCTTATCAGCAATTAAACGTTCTCTTTTCTCTACACGCTCCTGCCAATTAAACTCCCTATTCCAATTATCAACAGAATTTTTAGAGACACCCATCTCTTTTGCTACTTCACGAATTGAGCGTGTCTTAAAATAGAGTTCAAAGGCGTTTTTATGTCTTAAAGTCTCTTTCAACCCTATCAACTCCTTTTCGCCCAATCTTTGTCCAATCTGCGTCCAGTCAATATTTAATTTTTCTATCTAAATACAAAGAAAAAGCACCCTTGAAAACAAATGGCTCTCAAAGGTGCTCTAAACTATCAATATTCTTCAATTTTTCTTTTAATTTTACCAACATCTCTTATTATCTCATTCAGCCTCAACCTCTCTGGCATAGCAACACGAGGAATAAGAGCCTTTAACTCTAATTGTACCAATTCTAACTGAGGTACTAAATCACAGTATTCTAACTCATCCATTTACTCACCAAAATCCTTTAACTCATCTTCTCTTTTATGCCAATAATCCCAAACTTGATTCATAACCCATAACTCTGTCAGTTCCATTAAACCTTTATGTATATCAAAAATCATACCATTATGCTCGTGGTTCTCTGACCAAGGCTCTTTACGATAAGATAAAATCTGATTTTTGAAATCATAAATCTGGTCTAATATCTCACCATCAAGGATTACATTATATTCCTGAGCCTCTTTATAACCACAGTCAAAACCTTCATCAAAACCTACTCTCTTACCATCACTAAAACCCTCGTCATAAACTTCTTCGTCTACTTCTTCGAGTTCTGCTAACTCATCTAAGGTCATAGGCTCACCCACATCAACATATTTATCCCAACCATTTTCATTTACTAACTCTTTCATAATGACCAACTCCTTAAATTAGTCTTTTGTCATATAACTACACACTCACTTTTAATACGTGGGGGTTCTCAACAGAGAACCCCCACAATACTTTAAGGAGTGTTCCACCATGAAGAAACTGACGCACCGGCTATTGCCGGCGCTGGGTGGTTTAAGGATTTGCACCTTATTAGACTTACTTCAACCACCATATAACCACCTACTGACAACCTTAGCGTCACGCTTACACGATAAGAACCCATTGAAGGTTCAGCCTGTAAGATAGGTGGTGTTTGAACAAATTAATATAATTTTTCAGTTCACTCGTTAAACAACGAGAGAATTCACGCCATATTCACTTTTTAGTTTGTGATTGACCCTGCTCTTGTGGAGCAAGTTAAATCCTGTGTTTGAGTTCTAACGCCGACTTATAAGACAAATGATTTTATTGCCTACTGACAACCTTAGCGTCATGCTTACACGATAAGACCCATACTCTAAAAGTCAGCCTGTAAGATAGACAATAAAAAGTATAAAAAACCAAGGTATTTTAAGGATTTCCCTTATTTAATTTTTCGATTGACCCTACTCTTGTGGAGCAAGTTAAACTCTACGCACAGGATTCTAATGTCATCTTATAAGACAAGGTGTATCTGAGATTTGCACTCAATAGGCTGACCCATACACCATATACGGGGCTGGTTTGGAGGACCCAACCCCTGTATTTAGGAGATAAATAAATATGAAAAAAGTTTATGCTGTCTTTCGACTATACTCAATATAAATATAACTGTCCAAAAAATAACTATATATGTCCATTATCAAAAATAAAACGCATTATATTTTGCAAAATTTAACACTTTTTATTTTCTATTGCTCTTAATGTCATTACCATAACCTCTTCACGAGTTGCCAACTTCTTAGGATTACTACCATCTGATATACCATAACCCTTTGCATCTTCTATACCACTCACAGCCCAAGTAGACGCTGGTAAACCTACACCATAACCATTTATCACTTCTTCTATGAACTTCTTCAACTCGTCCTTAGTCATATCACCAACTAAACCACTACTATCAGAACCACCACCAAGAATTGCATTAACCTTGTCGGCTATCTCTCCGTGCCTATCATACAAATAAGCACCAGGACAATCCTTAGCAGCATAATCACGGTGGACGGTCATATTACACCCATTCAAGTGGTTTACTCTTTGGTTTTTATCAGTAGACCATACCAACTTCTTAATACCATTTCTTTTACAAATATCTGCTACCAACTGAATAAGAGCATTGTATGCCTTATCTGTAACAGCATAGGGTGCTTTGGTATCAGACGCAACCTCAATGGTAACGGCTCTTTGGTCGTTGGTGCTTGAACTGGTACACCAACTTCTATTTTTCTCCTCAACGGATAAACCAATATCACCATCTTTACCAATGACGTAATTAGAGGAGCAACCTCTACCTTTTCTTTCTTTTTTACCTGTCTTAGGGTTCACTTCCCATTGCTGGTATAACTCACCCTGAGTATAGAAATAATCTACACCTGACTTTGCAGTAACTTGACCCACATAACAATGAATGGTAATGGTATCTATTTGGTGGTTTCTTAATCCTGAATGGTTTTTGGTTAATTTGGTGTATGACACCAAAGGACTATTAGAATAACCCATAAATATCTACTTCCTTTCTCTAAAAATAAAAATGGTGGCTGCTTAATAACAACCACCACCAATCAATCTTCTTCATAAGTTTTGTAAAAAATATCTGGCTTACAAGGATAAAACTCACCATTCACACCCTTAATAATGTAATCTTTTAAGTTTGCCCTCATAACACCTTCCAAAGTCGATATATCTATAAAATCCTTAGTCGCAAAAATACTATTATTCCTACCTACAAAGTCTACAACCTCATTAAGATTGTCACCAACGAACTGCACAGCCTCTATTACTACTGGTTTCTTTTTATACTTCTTTACCACTTTCAGCACCACCAATCAATCTTCTGTTATAAACTCTTTACCTAACCACTCTGCAGGTATCTCAGTACCACCTGCGTGTTTTACTCTATCTTTTAACTCGGCACGCTTACCATCACTCCATCTATTGATATGAGGTACTAAGTAACCTGTAATTCGTCTTAACATTTCAATCTCTACTACCTGTCTGTTTTCCATTCTTCTTACCTCGCTTAAATAATCTTTTTAACCTGATTTTATTTATCAGTCTTATCAACCAATCAAACATAAATTACACCGCCTTATTGACTGAATTTGAAATACCTACCAACTTTTCTACAAACTCTATGCTATAAGGTACTTCTACACCAAATGTACTTCTTAAATCGTGGTCTGGCTTAACTGTATCCAATTCTTCAAAAATATTGTTTATTCTGTGTTCTAATAACTTCATTTTGTTGTAATACTCTAAATACTTCATATAAACTAAAACAACATTCGTAGCACACATAGACCTAATTCTCTCAGTTTTATGTTCTTCAATTTGAAGTTTTAACCCCTCAACCATTTCCTCAAGAGAAAGCAGTTCAGGTTCTTTACTATCATCTTTGATATATGTACTAATGGCTATTGAGTTCTTTTCTAAAACCGTTGCATAAGGCACTCTAACCGCTTTATGTTTTATATCTGCACGATTTCTAAATATTTCAAAACACCTTTTATATTCTTCTTCTGTAAACCCTTTCTTGTGTTTATCCTCTAACAAGTCAATAAAAAAGATATTGTCAAAGTGATTAGACCTTTTTGTTGGTCTATTGTTATCAAATAAAATCAAATAAGTATAGATACTGGTATTAAGAAATACATTTTGTGGTAGTCTTATAACGGTGTCTATAAGAGAGTATGAAACTTTTTCTGTAAAATAATGTTTAAAAGGTTCTTCTATGATAAA